TCTCGATAAGCGATAGCTTCTTCTTTTGTTTGAAATTCGACTTCTTCAAATGGTGACGTTTGATTATATTCCATCCTTGTAGTCTTCAAGTATTTTCTAACAACCCAAACTTTCAAAACTTCACCTCGTCCCCGATTTTAATTTTTTGATATTTCTGTTCATTTATCACAAAAACATTATCATTTATTGTTATCGTGTATAAGCTGCCTATTTTTTTCTTGCCGCTTACAATCCCTTTTATTTCTGATCCTTGATTGTCTGCATGATAGACTAGCAATGGTTTTTCTTGCTCGTCTATAATCGACCGTTGCATGAATAGTAAGCAAGTCGTAAGCAAGGCATAGCCGATTAAAAAGCGTTTCATTTCTTACCCTCTCCTTGAGTTAAAATAGCTAAAATCTCTTCGTATATTGGGTCTATTACATAAATGAACTTGTCAGCGGTCAGTTGCTCTTTGATTTGTTCTTTTATTTCATCACTCAAATATACTTTGCTGAAATAATCATCATCTTTCAAAACAGTTGTAATATAACTCGCATTAACCGTTATAGGTTTTTTTACTTCTCCGTACTTAAAAGGTACGAGTTGAATAAATTTCGTCATTTGCAGTTCTCCAAAAGCTCCTTGTTCTCATAAATATTACCAATAACTTCAAAATGATAATAAGCGAGAAATAGTGGATGCCATTCTGAAACCCTTTCTTGCAGTTCATCTACAAATCTGTAAATGAAATTTGCATAAGATCCGTGCCATTTGATAACTGCTTTTCTGCCTTTATAATCAACTATATCTCCCTCAAAGATTTCCTTACCGTTCTTATCTTTGAGTCCTGTTGATTGCATGAGTTCGATTTCGTCAGGAGATACTGTAATATAATCATTCATGACTGAGTCATTTAATCCAATTTCCCCTAACGAATCAACATTAAACCACATATCTGATATTGACATCATTCTGCCAAGTTCATTATGCCACGCTCTAAATCTTGGTATCATGTCAAATCCTCCTCTTTCACGAATGAACCGTTGACCATTTTTCCTTTTCTGTTCTTGATCTCGTTATAAGCCAATTCGAAACATTCAGCAATAGACCAACCTTTCTGTTGACAATAGATAGTCAGCACTACCAAAATATCACCTACTGCATCTTTTCCGTCTGCTTCACGTTCTTTTAAATGTGCTTGTGCAAGTTCGCCTGCTTCTTCAAATAATTTCAGCGCTTGTGCTGTGCTATTTTCAGGATTGTCTAATCCTCGTTCTTTCGCCCACTTTTCGACACGGTGCGCCAATAGTTCCATGTTTGTTGTCATAATTTTCCTTTTTTATTTGTTATACAAGGTTACATTGCTTGAGTGAGTGTAATACACCTCTCCATTTTCAAAAGTAACTCGAACGCTATCTTGTCGTTCATATTTCGCCCATTGCGCAACCTTACCTTCGACATTTTGCCCGTCAACTAATTTTACTTTTGCATATTTGAAAGTAAAGGTTGTTCCAATAATATCTTTATTCCCACATCCTACAAGACTAATAAAAGACAAGCTGATTAAAACTGCAATCAATAATTTTTTCATTAAATTTCTACCTCTTCTCCTGCTTCAATATTTTTAAACCGTTCTTCACTCACCACAAACACGTTCCCGTTTACCGTGATAGTGAAAAGACTACCGATTTTCCGTTTTTCCGTAACCTTGCCAGTTATCTGATACTTGCTATCAGCATGATACATTAGCAAGGGTTTCTGTGCTTCACGCTGCATGAATAACAAGCAAGTAGTAAGTAAGGCATAGCCAATTAAGAAGCGTTTCATTTCTTTACCTCTTCTGCCATACACTGCAACCATACAAGACTCTCATATAAATTCCTTGCATGTCTTTTGATATCGCTCAACTCATAACCGTCTAGTTCATCGGCTATTTTCAAAATATCGATTTCTAAATTTTCGATAGCTAGAATAAAATCTTTTGCATCTTTCAATCTGTTACCTCCTCAATCTTTATTATTTTTTTATCTTCTTTAAAGAACTTATAAAAAATTACTGACCAATATGAAGTCCACATAAGGTAGGATAGCGATTGAAGAAATTGTTCTACTGTCATTCCGTTACCTCCTCATCATCATTTTTCTCCTCATCATCGTTTTTGAAATATTCTCTAAGGATTTCCAAAGCGTACTTTTGACCGTTTTCTATGAATTTTAGGTATTCTTCATCTGATATTATCATTCCGTTACCTCCTCGAGCTCAATTCCTGGACAATCGAACACCCAGCCGAAGCCAGCTTCTTCTAGTTCTTTGCGGGTGAATTTAGTTCTATACCCACTGACTTCGTTATTTGATGCAAAAAAATATTCTTTGGATAATAAAGCTTTATTGAGATATCGACCATATCCATTAACACCTTTCACTCTCACCACATACCGCTTCTCTTTCTCGACCTCGTAGCCGTCAAGCCATGCACGAGCGTATACCTCGCTATTGTCACGAATCCATCTCAAAACTTCTGTAACGTCACCCTCAAAATCATCAGTTATAGCCCGTCCATAGTATGAGTAAGGCGCGGTGCTTCCATATAACGTGCCCGAACATTTTTTAAAATGCTCAATCCAATCCACCACGGACTGCGGGATTGTGACTTTCTGCGGTTCGTCTAGTTGTCGCAAATCTTTTAAAACTTCTAAGGTGTCTACCCTTCTAAAACAAGCATGACTCATGTATTCGTATTTTCCAATCAATTCTTTAACGTTCATCTTCCTGTCCCTCATTATATTTTTCTACCAATTCAGCCAACCATGTCCAAGGGTCGATTTCTTCTGTGATTGGCTCAACATCCCTTTCTTGTAACCAAGCGGAAAAATTAACAACGTTATCAATATAGATTGTGAAATAATCACCCCAACTCCACCAAGTTAGATCAATTTCTGTTTCTGTTCCGTTTTCGTCTTCAACCGTGATTGAACCATTTTCGACCAAAGCAGTACCGAAACATAGTTCACAAGTTCCGGTTTGTTCTTTTTGAAAATCTGAGTTATATTCTGTTACTTTATACTTCATTCCGTTACTTCCTTTAATTCAACCATCGGGTTATTCAGTAACCATTCGAGATTTTTCGCTTTAATTTCATCAATCGTAAAAGTTTGTTTAAACTCGACCGTGTAACGCGTTTCATCTTCAATCTCTATGATATACGTCCCCCGTGTTTTCTTTTTATTTTTCGTTGTAGCAATCAGGCTTCTTAACGTCCGAACTTTCGCCCCGGTCTGATCCGCGATTTCTTGCAAAGTCCCGACTGCTGCTAGCTGGTCTTTTCTGTAATATGCAAAAGTACGGACTTTCATCGGTGAGCCCAGCAATTCGACGTCTGTCACCCCGAAGAAATCGCAAAGAGTTTCGATTCCGAATTGACTCGGTAAACGATCGCCATTGAACCATGAAACAACTGTATTGTAAGCCCACCCGAGCTTTTCTGCCAATTCTTTTTTTTCGAGCCCTTGTTCCTCTGTAAATTTTTTCAGATTTTCCCTCAAGCGTTTTTTCTGCTCGTTGTCATATTTCACATATTCCATCTTTGAATCCTTTCCATTCAGAAATAGAAATATTGTAATCTTTGCCGTTAAATTTGACTAAATGATTAACAGATATTATTTCGTTTCTGTTTTCCAATGATTTTATGGCGTCCAAACATTTTTCGCCGATTTCAATCCGCTTTTCACGTTCGCTATCTTTTTGCCCTTCCATTTCTTCCAAAATTTCAAAATACGTTTTTTCTTTCATACTTTCGCTCCTTCTGCTTGCGACTCAAGCCATTCAAACAAGAGCCCGAACTGCTGCACGACTAGATCGTTATCATTGTACTTTTTACAAATTTCAGCAATCGAGCACGCCACCCAATGCCAATACCGGTCAGAACCGAAGCCGGCTAGTTGTGCCATCTGGTTACTTCTAGCCATCCACTCCGGAACTTCCACGCTAAAGAAATGTATGTAATTCATCGTTCCATTCCTCCACTCTGACATATATCCCGACAATCTTCGCCCAGAACTTTTCAGAAATTTCACTAGCCACTTGAGCGTCGTCTTTCCAATAGCCGACTTTTGTCATGCAATCTTTAAATAATTTCTGTAAATTGTCTGTGTCTGGTTTCGTCGTTTTATACTGCCCGTCGTACGTTCCTTTTATCATCGGGAAGCACCACTTGACGGTCAGACGAATTGCGCCTTGTATTTTATCCGGGGGAACGTGTCGCGCTAGCAAGCCTTCAAATTTCGCTCTTGCATTTTGCAATTCCACCGGCTCATAGAATACCGGTTTGCCATTTCGGACGTTTACCTTTTTTTGCTGGTGAGTTGTTGTCGGAATTTTTTCCATCGGTAAAAAGAATTCAATTAACATTTTTAAAAATGCACTTCCTTTCTTTTTTAAATTTCGCGCTTAGTCCATGACCCTTGTATATGACAGGGTGCGTTTTAAGCAACCCTGTCTATACAGGTATGGACATGATGGACGACAGGACATTATCTATATATATAATATATAGGTGGCTGTCCTGGACACAACCACGTTTTTATGGTCT